TGAAAAGGGATTTATCGGAGACAGACACCCGGGAGTTCCAATCGTGATGAAGAACGTTCTAGACAAGGACGCATACTCTTTCGTGTAAAAAGATCATCATTTTGGTCGCTGTAACGTACTCTTACGATATTTAACGTTGTCATACATGGGTACGTATAACTTCAAGAGTTCAGGCAAAAATGCCCAACAGCTAAACATCGAAGCGTTGACCCGGTCAGCTCTACCAGTCGGGATTCGTACTCCTTTAAGATTGGACGATAAGAATCTTTTCGCAATGCACTTCAACATTGCAGACCAAGTTCATGATAATTTACGAAACTTGTTGCTGACTAATTGGGGTGAGCGAGTAGGATTGTATGACTTTGGTGCAAACCTGCAAGAATTGACGACTGAGTTATCTAACATCGATGCATTCGATGAAGAGGCAATCAACAGGATTAGAAGCGCAGTCAACAAGTGGATGCCGTTTGTCGGATTGAACGATTTCGTTTCTGAGATTGATAATGAAAGAAACACCAGCACAGGAATAGTCAAGATCACGATAACGTACAGCATCGCTCAGCTAGGCATAGAAAATAAAGCGTTACAGATAAAGCTATATGTAATATGATAATGGTGACCAAATGGCAACAGAATTAAAACAGTTTAGGACTAGATCATATCTGGCTAGGGATTTTGATGCCTTTCGGGCACAGTTATTGCAGTACGCTACCTTGTATTATCCGGACAGGATACAAGATTTTTCTGAAACATCTCTTGGAGGAGTATTCTTAGATCTTGCAGCGTATGCCGGCGATGTCATGTCGTTCTATTTGGATCATCAATACTCTGAGCTTGATCCAACAACGGCAGTAGAAACATCTAATATAGAAAAACTTATACGATCATCTGGCGTTCAAATAGTCGGTGCTTCTCCAGCTCTCGCAGATGTCACCATCTACATAGAGGTACCTGCTGTCACAATTAGTAACACGATAGTTCCATCCCCTAGCGCATTGCCTATCGTCAAGTCTAATTCTATTTTTTTGGCAACGAATGGAGTAAAGTTCAACCTGCTGAGTGACGTAGACTTCTCAAAAAAGAAATCAGATGGAACGTACGCTGCAAACATACAGATCGGCATCTTGAACCAAGACGGTTCACCAGCAACGTTCATAATGTCGCTTGTTGGAACTTGCGTTTCAGGAACTGAAACAACAGAGACTTTTACTTTCGGTCAATTCACGCCGTTTAAGACATTTACATTAACGCAGCCCAACGTCACAGACATTCTATCTGTCATTGACGATCAAGGTAACACTTATTACCAAGTAAGCTCTATGACTGATGATGTTGTGTACAGGAACGTGCTGAACCTAGCTAGAGACTCTGAAGAAATATCTGAAGCGTTGAAGGTCGTCCCGGCTCCTTATAGGTTTGTGACCGTCAATGATCTTGCGACTAGATCAACGACTCTTATTTTCGGAGCAGGAAACGATGCTAATATTGAAAATGACGCTGTTCCTGATCCTTCAGACTTTGCAGTGTCGCTTCCTTATTCAAAGACATTTTCAAGAACGTCGATCAACCCATTGCAACTATTGAATACGAGAACTTTAGGAATATATGCCGCAAATTCTCAGGTCACTGTAACGTACCGATACGGTGGCGGATTAAACCACAATGCATCCCCAGAGACAATAAATTCAATAAACCAGTTATCGATAGAGTTTCCTCTAAATCCTACATTCGACGTGATAACATTCGTAAGAAGTAAGCTATCCGTCTCCAATCAAAAGCAAGCGTCTGGTGGAGAAGATGCTCCTTCCGTCGATCAATTGAAGGCCTTGATACCTTCTGCACGAAATGCACAAGAGAGAATAGTGACAAGAGAAGACCTCCTAGCAAGAGTCTATTCCATACCGTCAAACTTTGGTAGGGTGTTTAGGGCTGCGGTCAGATCAAACCCGACGAATCCATTGTCGACTCAATTGTTCATCGTTTCAAGAACTCCTAACTCTACGTTGATCAACTCTGCAGACACGCTGAAAGAAAACCTAAAGAAGTACCTAGCTCCGTATCGTCTAATCAGCGATGCGATAGACATACTAGATGCTTACATCGTGAATCTTTCATTGCTCTTTGAAGTCGTGATTGACCCTTCATTAAACAGACAAATCGTGTTGCAAAATGCATTGAGCGCACTCAATACCCAATTAGATGTAACGAATTTTTCAATCGATCAACCTATCGTTATATCTGACATACAGAACACTATCTACACGACTCAAGGCGTTCTATCTGTGACCAATCTTGAGTTTAGAAACTACTCAGGCATAGTCAACAATCGACAATACAGCGACGTAACTTTTGACGTTAAGAGCAACATCCGAAAAGGCATATTGTACCCACCTCCTGGAGGGATATTTGAGTTTAAATTTCCTGATAGCGACATAATTGGAAGGACATCGATGTAAAATGTACAGAGTTCTAAAGGCAGACAAGGACACATACATCACGAATCGATTCATTAGAATCGCTGGTTCAGGGTCTTTCCGCACAGGTTCCAACGTCGGATCAGCTGGATCGTTGGATCTGTTTAAACTGTACGGTGCATCAACTGATCAAGTCACTGATGAAGCAAATATAGAGCTATCGAGGTTGCTGATTCATTTCAATCTTCAACCCTTGAAGGATCTGATCTCTAAAGGTAAGTTAAACACCAATAAGACCAATTTTAATTGCTCTTTAAAAATGTTTGACGTATACGGAGGACAAACTACCCCTTCTAATTTTGATGTTTCATTGTTTCCTCTATCAAGATCATTTGATGAAGGATCCGGTAGAGACGTAGTCTACTATTCTGACTTTGATTCAGCAAATTTTATGACGTCTTCTTTTGGAAGCGGATCTTGGATACTATCAGGTTGCGGCCGCGGCGGCGGCGCGGAAGAGACGTGCGATTTTATAACTTCTTCTGCCGTTCTAGGAGGAACAAACCTCGAAAAAACCCAACATTTTTCAACTGGTGAAGAAGATCTAACTATAGACGTGACAAAAATTGTGTCTGCAACATTGGCAGGTGTGCTACCAGACAGTGGATTCAGATTATCCCTATCTTCAACACAAGAAAATGATCAATATTCTTACTTCGTCAAAAGATTTGCTTCAAGGTCGGCATACAATGAAGCGAAACACCCACGGCTTGTCGTCAAATATGATGACACGATACAGGATGACTCGCAGATACTGCGTTTTGGTTCAAGATCTAGCATATTTTTGAGAAACTATGAGTTTGGTGAACCTGCAAACATAACAAGCGGTTCATCTGCAACTCAAATAACTGGATCTAACAGCATCATTCTTAGGATGAGAACAGTTCGATCTGACGGATCAGGATCTTATGACTTATACTTCACGGGAAGTCAACATTCTGATGGATTGAACTTCTCAACTGGCGTGTACTCTGCTTCATTCACGGTGCCAGACACAGATTCCGTCCTAAAGGAAGAGTTGATCAAGTCAGGATCAGTCATATTCACACCGATTTGGACATCGTTGGACAACTCTGTAGCATACTTCACTGGAAGCTCTTTGACGGTTCATGCTGCAGAGAGAGCAAATAAGGTCATAGACTTCAAGAACTACGTTGTGACGACTTCTGGGCTGCAGACGTTACACAGGATTGACGAAAGCGTCCTTGTAAGAGTAAATGTATTCGATTATTCATCTCCGAACATCAAGCTTGTGAAACGTCCCATAGAACTATCAGGAATAGTCGTAAGAAAAGCATACTATCAGGTTAGGGATATCGAAACAAATGAGATAGTCATACCGTTTGACGAAACTTACTGTTCAAGTAAGCTAAGTAGCGATTATGACGGAATGTACTTCACCCTCGACACGACAAACCTGACTAAGGAAAGAAGCTATGCCATAGATGTTATGGTCAACGTCGGTGGGACTCAAAAAATATTCAAATCCGTGTCAAATGCATTTAAGATAAGCGACACTCAACCAGTGTGATACTTCATGGCAAACTATAGACCATCACCATACATTCCGTCATTCCTTAAGTCTGTCGGTCAGAGCAATCGATCGATAACGATGACGTATTCAGACGTCGCAGAGACAGACCTGGGTGAGAAAGATTCATTTGCCTATGATCCAATAGGGTCAGGTCTAAAGTCAACTCAACAGTTAAACGTAAACTGGTCAAGGTTTGAAGATCACACATTCTTCATGTCTGCAGAAGCCAAGGTGAATTTGGCATTTGAACAGATAATCAACGGATATCCGTTTGATGGATCAAAAAAAGAAGTCGAAAGCTTTTTTAGCAAGCTTTCAGGATTCGATAAATATGTCTTTGATAACTTTCCAAAATACCACGGACAGTTACACTTTTCAGGAACACAACTGTCTGAGACGTCTCCTACTAAAGGAACTTACATCTCAGTAAAAGACATCCCCGGCGCATTGTTTCCATCGTTAAATCCAGAAGCCTCCGCAAAGTCTTCAATCATCAATCCTCGTGATGGAAAATCTTTAAGCATAGAACTGCAGTTAAAAGTACCTCAGGTTCCTACTGCAGGCACCCAAATTATTCTTCAAAAATTAAATGATGTTGACAATACGGGATTTACGATAAGATTAAACTCGACCGGTTCTGTGTCAAAGGTCCAGACTCAGTTTGATGTCTTTTCAGGTTCTTTTAACATGTCAGTCTTTCATGAGATTGACAAAGGACAGTTCAATCATCTGTGCTTCATATTTGATAGGGATGAGCCGTTTCATCGTCTGAAGATCTACAACAATGAAGTATTGAAGAAGACATCGGATTCAAGCGTATCCATAGGAAACTTAAACATCGACCTGAATGATCTTTTGATAGGAAGCGGATCGACGTACAGCCTAGGAGCTTCCAGCATCGCTCCTCAACAAACGTTGTCAGGAACGATCGACGAACTCAGGATATTTCATTCAGTAAGAAGCCCGCAACAACAGTCATCATACGCAAAAAAGTCCATCTTTGCAGCTGATGATTTAAAGTTATATTACAGGTTTAACGAGCCGCCGCCGCCTCTATCTCCTGTCGTTGATGACATCGTCAACTCAATAGTCTTAGACAGTTCTGGAAATGCTCTTCATTCTTACATAACGAACTTTACGAGTAGTTTGAGAGAAGATGCAAATGCAGACGCTGCAAGCAACTTGATATATGAGCGTGATGATTCATGCCCTATCTTGTTTCCTTCGCACGAAGACGTCGTCACGCTGAACGTCAAGCTGTTGAACAGCGCTTCAAACTTTGATGTTGAAAACCCAAACTTAATAACGAGGCTTGTCCCGCGCCACTATCTCCTTGAAGGTGCAGAAACAGAAGGATTCAACTCTGCAGAACAAAACAATGGGTCTCTATACGGAGCTAGCGGAGGAATACCAGGTCAAGCAAGGCTAAACAACGTCCAGCTGATGCTGTCGATGTTATACATTTGGGCAAAGTTTTTTGATGAGTTAAAGCTATTCTTGGATGCGTTCAGCAACCTAAAGACGGTAGACTATGACCTGAACAAGAGCATACCGAATGACCTGTTGTTCGACGTTGCAAAACAGTATGGGTTGTACCTTCCTCCGCTGTTCAACAACTCAACAATTGAGCAATACGTTTCTGCAGAAAACATAGACCCTCTTGCAAAGAGCAATGAGAGCCTCAGCTTGAAGCAAGTTCAATATGAACTGATGCGCAGAATCATGATCAACCTACCATCAGTGATCAGGTCGAAAGGCACTCAGCACAGCATCAAGTCTTTCATAAGATCCATAGGAATAGATCCAGATTCAAGCATGCGATTTAGAGAATATGGCGGCCCAACGTACAGGCAGCTAGGCAACTCTAGAGAGTATAAGTCAGATGTGACAGGAATCGTCAATTTCATAAGCTCGTCCTTGGTTGTTTCACCATTCCTGTCAGGATCTCGAACTGAGATAGGATATCCGACCCCTGAAGGCTCTTTTGTAAAGAAGCAAACATACAGACCTCATGGAATATCGAACTCTAAAAATGATGGGTTGTTCACATCTGGATCGTGGACGTTCGAGTCAAATTATTCATTCAATCTCGTTGCGACGCCGTTGACTTCAACGACTCAAAGCCTATGCCGTATGTGTGTGACTGGATCTGGAATAGAAAATCCAGGTCTTGTCGCGAATCTCGTCGGATACTATGATGAAACAACCCCGCGCGTCGCTGTGTTCTTGCGCCCAGGAAACAACTTAACAGCCTCATGTCTGAATCTATCTCTTGATCTGCCAAAAGATGCAATCTTTGGTGGGGATGTTTGGAACGTCTCTTTCGGATGCGAGAGAAACGATGCCATAGAATCGACTGTTTCTTCGTCATACTTCTTGAGAGTTGGATCACAAACAGATGGAGAGATCAGGTATCTTGCGACAACGTCATCTTACTTCTATGAACTGACTGGATCTGGTGGTACGACCCTTGATTCTAACGTGTTTAGAAGGCTCGACACAATATCTAACACGAATGCATCAGGAACGTTCCTTGCCATGGGAACTAATCAAACGATTCCGTCAGGAATCGGATCGACATATCGCTTCTTGAATGACAGCTCAAGAGTTTCTGACGGCTCAGCTCGAGCGACACGGTTTGATGGCCGCGCGATGAAAACCAGGTTTTGGTCGAAGGCATTGACATTAAAAGAATGGCAAGAGCACCTCAGAAACTACCAGTCGTTGGGAGTAGAAGACCCACGATCCAACTACAATTACGCGACTTCTCCGTCTGGGTCATTTGAGAAGCTTAGATTAGATTCCCTAGCGAAGCAAGAGACAAGGACAGCAGACGTCGCTGGGAAGATCATTTTCTTGGACTTTAGCGAGAACAGCATGCACTTGACTGGAAGCGGATTCCCAACGGACTATAATTGCATCGTCTCAGAGATAGTCAGATACTCATCATTATCTCCATACTTTGATGAAGCTATATCAGACGACAAGATAAGAGTCAGAGGCTACAAACAAGATGAGCTGATCGATCGGTATCCATGGGCGAACAGAGCACCTGTATACGAGATAGTGAGATCCGAAGCGCCAACAGATGATGTAAGATTTTCGATAGATTTTTCATTGACAGATGCTCTAAACAAGGACATTGTCAACATGTTCTCAACATTCGAGTCCATGGAAAACTACATCGGAAATCCTGAGCTAGTTTATTCACCTGACTATCCAGACCTAGAAAAATTAAGGAATGTTTACTTTAATCGCTTGAAGGACAAGCTGAACTTCAGGGCATTCTTGGATTTTTACAGCTGGTTTGATTCAACGATCAACAGCTTCATAGAGCAGTTGCTTCCGCGTAAGACTGTCTATAAAGGAACAAATTTTCTAATCGAATCTCACATGCTTGAAAGGCACAAACACGAATACTATTCCAGTGAGATTTACCTTGGAGAATCGGACAGAAACCGAATCAAGGATGTATTATTATTGCAACAGATCGCTGGCATACTTAGGAAGTACTAATGAGTAATGAATTAAGCAGAGCGTTGCAGTTGTTGTCATCTAAAAAAGACACGACATTTTTCTATGGTTTCTTACCTAAGATTATCACGAATTATTTTGATGACAACGTGGGCCAAGACACCGACCAAAAAGTCAAAGCCAGCACTGCAGGTAGTTATACGTTAACAGGATCCATGGACACCGCAGGGATCGATGCGTATAGGCAAGGCGTCGAATTAACTAGATTGAAGCACTTTGATGCAGGGTCTTGTGCAAAAATTCATGCAGGAGAACCTGGTCACGTCCTGAAGAAAAACTTCTATGGTGCTGACAGAAACTTTCTAAAAGAAGATTACTACCAAGATCTTGAGTACTTTGATCCTGTCGAGTATGTGAAGGCAGACGAAACAAAGGCAACGTATCCTATCATAACGAATGACAGCGATGAGACTGAAAACTACGACTTTAATGGAGTCATTGAACCTTTCACAATTCGAGCTGTCGCTGCATTCTTTAGCATAGATGTTCCGTTTGAGGCTCATGCGGTGAAGGGTGCTCTCATGGACGGTAATGCAGACATCACATCTGCCAACAGCAAAATCATCACCGTCGATGACAAATTTCCCAATAAGATCATGCCGTGGTTGGACCTAGTTGACATGATGGGGACTGTTAAAAAAATTCCGACTGTTGCTTTTGTAAACGATGATAAAACTTACGTCATTCCGTTTAATGACGCGAAAAGTAAAGTACTATTATCAACTAGCATGCCTGGTAACATGTCAGATGCACTATTAGACACGTCTCCTGCGACGGAAGAGTATGTTCCTGAAGGTAAGTTCTCCTCTCCTTGCGGGTGGACTTATGATGACGTCACGTCGAAAGGCACGGATTCAATCGCTTTTGGAGGCTTAGCTTACTGATGCCATCTTCTAGATCATCGCGACAACCGCCTGATAGAACGTTCGAAAATTACATTTTAACATTGTCAATTGATAATGACTTAGGATTACTAAAAGTTCCACAAGAAAAATTTTCACAAGTACCTGGCCCTCCCGGAGACAGCGGAAACGATGATAACACAAGCGATCCATTAAATATTGGATTTCCTTTTCAATTTGATGGTATCACATATCATCAATTCATGGTTTCAACCAACGGTTGGGTAATATTAGTTGATCCTGCAACTCCAGCTGGAACAGCAAATGGAACGATTGTTGCTGATGTAATGGTTAATACATACATTAATGCACTAATCAATTCACTTTTTACAAGAAATCATGCATTATTTGCTATTTGGTATGATGATTTAAGAAACACATATTCATCACCACAAAGTTTAGGTCTAACAAGCACACAAATAAATTTATATGAAAAAGGAATAAACCAACCTGATAGAAGAGTTAATCCAAGAAAATATGGAGTTCAATATTATCTTGAAAATAACTCTAATGAAGGAAGAAGGCTAATTATTCGTTGGAATTGTCTTTCAGATTTTTCAATTCCTAATAGCATACTACAATTTGAATTTGTTTTATATGAAAATGGAAAAATTGAATACAGGTACGCTCAAAGAGACACAATAGGATCATCAACTGTAAATGAAGATGCGACCATCGGTGTTTTCATGCATAAAAGCACGTGGCGATTTAGAGATTTTTCATATGAGTTAGGATATGGAACGTCTAGACCAAGATATTCATTAGGTGGCGCAATTTATAATTCTTCATACTCTGATACAGAAGGACCATACACCGTACCTTATGGTGTAGGTTTAAAACCAGAGACATATTGGCCAGGACAAAAAAGCGCCGGCGCAGTTTTTACATTTCGACCTCCTTTAAATAGAAGAAAAGTATTACCACGTTTATCAATTAAAGAAAGAGACGCTAGAACTACTCTCCCTACAACCGCACGAACCGGAGATAGAGATAGAAGTGGGTCTGATGGAATTAGATTCGACGATAGAAAATCGATAGCATATTCTACAAATGCATTGATAAACTACCCAACAACTTTGCCGCGTTTTTATGCTCAAAATTTATTCGGCGTAGCAAGAAATCAAGATTTATTTTTAGAAGATTTTGTCTTAACGGGTACGATACGATCTTCTAACGTTCAAGAGTATCTAGAAGATAATGAGAAAAAGTTTATATCTCCATTTTCAGAATATAAACTATTTGAAAATGATCCTGCTGCATCATCAGATTCATTTTTTACGAGCGGATCTAGCATTCAAGATGTAGGAGAAGGATTTTCTCAACCCTTGAAGTCAAAAACGCAAATAAGATTATCATTTAGAGTTGATCATAAAACGACTCTTTTTGGTGCTTCATCAAGCATTTATTACTTTAATTCTAAGACTGGTAGATGGCAATATCCAACTGCTTCTTTTATGAATGGAGGGTTTGATATTGCGAATCCGTACAGCGATGCGTTTGGTGGTAGAACGATTGAAGTTGATAGAGGGTTTAACGCATTTGGATTTAATTTAGTGTCTGGATCAAATAACAATAGAAGTGGAAATGATACAGGAACCGACCCCTTGATCGGAAAAAATGCAAGCAGAGAAAATGAAATCAGCGCTATTTCAAAATCTTACAATAAAAGCATTCAAGTAGATTCTAGATATTCAGCTATTGATAATGAGACAATTTCGTTGCCAATTAATCACCCATTTCTAATAGAAAAAGCAGTTATTGAACTTCCAATAGAAGCTGGTCCTGGATGGTTTAATGATAAAACTAAATGTTTCATACCTATAACGGATGATAATTCTCCTCTAAGCTATGATGAATTAAATGACGCATTCGATGTAGGAGGTCCTGGAATAACTTTCGCCCTATATAATCAGATTTCTATAGGTCCAAATAAAACTAGAAGAGACTTAATTTTATCTGGAACTTTTACTCATGAATTTGATAACATTGCAGAAATAGCATTTTCAAATTCTCCTGACATACTTGCAGGTGCTTCTGAATGGTACAATGGGGCCGGCGCTATTTGGCAATTAGTGCCTAGAGGATTTAAAGCATATGCAACTCCATCATCTGTAGTTTATGCTAGTAACCAAGCAGGAAATTATTTTTATACAGGGAGTGTTCAACTAAAATGTACGGCAGAAATATCTAATGGAATTTTAGTAAGAGATAGTTTCGTCATGGCTCAAGGGTTCGACCTAGACGATGGAGAATCGTCTCCTAATCTTGGAGCTGCAAAAAATACTCTAGATTTATTGTTTAGCTCTTCTAACTTGAAGTTCGATGTAAACCTTTATAGTTTATTCGGCTATGTTGGAGGTCCGAACGGATCAAATTTTAGGAGAACGAACATTTTATCAATAAATAATTTTGGTAGAGGCGCACTCGGATTTGAACCTTCTGGAAGATCTATATTAGGAAAAGAATATACTACGTTTGATTATCATCCAACATATGAAAACCCTTTTTATCTGTATCAAGGAACAAGCACATTAACAGATTTAAAAAACTCGCTTCCTGGTACGGGAGGTGGAGCAGATGTAGTAATAGCATCAACTACAGTCAATAGGAGTAAATCGATTGCATCACCCTATCTAGTTTTTCCAGGAGATAAATTAATACTCAGCGTTTCGAAATCTAGGCCTATTTTCTTTTCAACGCTTGTTTCTTCTCCTTATACTTCTGGATCATTACAACATGATGTTAAACTAACGACAGGAAGCATCAATATAACATTGTACGGAAGCTTGGTCGCTAACGGATTTGAATTTCATGATACGTTAAATCAAGAATTATCAACAGATGCCATACATGATGTTGTAGTAGGAGGAACAAAAACATGGTAAAAGTTCTTGATCAATATGAAGTTGAATATAAGGAAACTTATATCTCAGGAACCTATGATCAAGTCGTCATGGGTAAAATGTTTCAAACTGTAACCATCAATGGCATAAAAAAACTAATACCCACAGGTTCAAGAGGCGTCGCATATGGATCGATAAACAGCTATCAATCTGTGGCACCAGGCACACAAGCTGTTGACTGGAGTCCTTCAGTATCATATCGACTACAACCTTACAAGGAAAAAGCAGGAAACTGTAGAGCCGCTAAACATCTTTGTTTCGAAGAAAGAATCTATGACACGCTAACCCCAAATCCGTTATCATGTTTTAAAGCAAATGGAGCTAATGTTTTTTCTCTTATTGGCGGAGCCTACGGATCCCCAGGAGCAACTCCTGGGTACGCAGGGGTAGACATTCAAAAAAATGCGATTATCATGTTTGACAATTACATACCGCCTGAATCTGCATTGCCTATGTCGTTGCATCTAGGAACTTCAAATTCTAATACAAGCCAGGCCATGATTAATCCATGCGTTGATGTTCATTGGACAAAGTCATTTCCTTTTGAGCCTCGATACTCTTCAATAAAAAGAGAGAAAACTCAAGACTTTTCAAAAGTAGAAGCTTCTTATTTAGGATCATTTTATTTTGACAATACTGCCGTCGTAACGGCTAGCTTTGAACCTGCTAATAAATTAATAGTTAGAGATCCATACGATACAAGTAAACCTTTTGGATTTAGGGGTACAAACAGAATAAGGTCGGGGCTAGTCGTTGGAACAGTTTCAAAGAATAGAACAATTAGTCCTGGAGGAACTCCATCAACTGGTGATGGTCTGCTTTATGATAGAGGTATGGATGATCTAGCAAGTTCTCCCCCTATGAGCGGAAACATTTTTCATCGATGGGCAGTTGACGTCAATACGCAGCTATACATAAATAACGGCATTGGAGATACCTTTCCGTCGACAGGTTCATGCGGCAAAACAGATTTAATTAAGGTTTTATTTGGCTACGGAGATCATAACACTGTTTTCTTTGACAACAATTTAACGTCCAGTTCTGATGAGACAGGATATGCACGAAGAGGAACGCACAACTGGCCTTACTTCAGAAAAATACAAAGAACAAAACAGCCAAATCCAACATACGGATATGGTTTTCCCGGATACGAGACAGCGTCTAGCAGCATTTGGTCTATATCACCAATAATCCGCGGATGGAAGTACGGATTATACAATGGATTGCCAGATTACACATCTGCCTATTATCGACAAGGTCGATATGGGCAATTTAGAGATTTATTAGAACAAAGGCTTTACACAATAACGATAAGTGAAAACTCGCAGCAATCAATACAAGCAGCACAATCAGTGACGTCGTTAACTGTAAAAGTCACCCAACCTGAGGGCCCTGTAACAGTTAAGTTCTTAGATGACAATGAAAATCTTACTGATCCAGCTAGGACTCAATCGCAAAACTTAAGCATGCTTGCGACATCATCATTACCTTACTTCGATTTTCAACAAAGAAACAGGCCTGCAGTCTCTCCTCTACCGAATCTAACCCTAGTCGGATTTACAGTTGATTCAGCAGGTAATGTGAGAATTTAATATGGCGACGACTGCGACGAAAAAGAAGATAGACGAATCTGCTTTTATCATCGTAAGAGATAAAATTAACGACACCATTCAATTGGTAGTTAGTCCATCAAACTTTCAAGTTGGATTGACATCTTCTCCTGCTGATTTAGCGCTGAACGGTAAATTAGCCGTTTCAGAAAAAGCATATTCTATCAATGAATCAAACAAGTGGATCGTAGCCTTAGAGGATCACGTCACTGTTGCTCTTGTATCTACATCTTATTCTACGACATCTACACCATCATCAGGATATGTCTCAACTATATTGCCAAAAAATCCTAGGGTTGGACAACTTGTTATTATTAAGGATTTTTCTGGAACTGCAGGAACATTGCCCATACAGGTTTATAGTGCTAACGGCAGCTTCATTGATGGTTCCGCGTATCAGTCTATTTCTACGAATTATGGATTTTTATATTTGATGTGGCATGAAAAAAGTTGGGCTTGTGTCAATAAAGCTCAATTTTTAATCGCCGGATCAAACGTAACTATAACGACTGGATCAAACGGAGATGTTACTATCTCATCATCTGCGGGGGGCGGAGGAGGCGGATCAGGAGACGTTGTAGGACCATCAAGCGCAACTGATAATGCAATCGTGCGTTTTGACTCTACGACAGGAAAATTAATTCAAAATTCAGCTGTAACGATCGACGATACGACCGGCAATATAACTACGCCTGGAGATATCGCAGTTAACGGTGGCGATATAACAACAACGGCTGGAACTGCGACCTTGTTCAACACGACGGCCACCACTCTCAACGTCGGAGGAGCGGCAACCACGTTAACCCTCGGCGCTTCCACAGGAACAGCCACCATCAACAATGCGACGGTGACGCTAGCTAACGCTACTACGCTAAACGTCAACGGTGTGAATCCGACTATAGCGGGAACTTCGACCGGTACGTTAACACTATTCAATACAAACTTAGCGACAGTCAATGCGTTTGGCGCTGCTACATCACTCACGATAGGTAATACGACGTCTGGTGCTACTTATAATTTCGGTACTGGCACGACTTCCGCCACCGCCTTAAAAACAGTCAACCTGGGAACAGGCGGCGCTTCGTCCTCGACGACTAATGTCAATATAGGTTCC